ACTTAGAAGAACATTTAGGTACTGGAGTAGCCAAAGACTACGCTGAATACCAAAATATATGTGGAAAGATATCAGGTCTACTTTCTACACGAAGATACATTCAAGATCTAAATAAACAAATGGAGAACTCAGATGAGTGACATACTAATCGGCTCAAATCCCGATGATGTAAACCAGGTAACAACTCTTCCCCAAACGGATGAGGAAAAAGCAAAGCAGCTCCCAGAAGTTTCAGGCTATCGTATCTTATGTGCGATCCCAGAAGCAGATGAAAAGTTTGATAGTGGATTAATTAAATCCTCTGAAACAATGAGAAATGAAGAAGTTTTATCTACAGTATTCTTTGTAGTTAAAATGGGTCCAGATTGCTACAAGGATGAAAAAAGATTTCCTACAGGTCCTTGGTGTAAAGTTGGTGACTTCATATTAGCCCGCCCTAACTCAGGCACACGCTTGAAGATTCACAATAGGGAATTCCGAATAATTAATGATGACAGTGTTGAGGGGATTGTAGAAGATCCTCGTGGCATTAGTCGTATTTAAGGAGAATTAACATGGCTGATGATGATTTTAAATTTCCAGATGAAATGGAAACACCAGAAGTAGAAACACCTGCAGAAGAAAAGATTGAAATTGAAATAGTGGATGATCGTCCTGAAGAAGATCAAAAGAACTCTCAACCACTACCAGAAGAAATTGTAAAAGACATTGAAAATGATGATCTTGAACAGTATTCAAAAGAAGCTAAACAACGTTTACTTCAAATGAAAAAACTCATTAACGATGAGCGTAGAGAAAAAGAACAAGCAGTACGTGAGCAACAAGAAGCAATTCGTGTAGCACAATCATTAGTAGAAGAAACTAAAAAACTTAGAGGCCGTCTAACAGAAGGTGAAAAAGTATATGTTTCTAACGCTAAAGAAGGTGCAGACCGACAATTAGAGCTTGCTAGAATAGCTTATAAAGAAGCATATGATTCTGGTGATTCTGATAAAGTTGTAGATGCACAAGAAAAACTCACAGAAGCTAAGTTTAAAGTTCATGAAGTTGCGTCTTATAGACCGCAATATGACGAAAGTGCTTTACAAACAGCTGAAAATGAGGTAAAAATACCAGAACAGTCACAACAACCGCAACGATTGGATTCAAAAACCCAGTCTTGGTTGGACAAAAACAGCTGGTATGGTGTTGATGACGATATGAGTTTCCTTGCTATGGGTATTCATAGACGACTAGAACGTGATGGAGTCACAACTGGCTCTGATCAATACTGGAACGCTATAGATACTGAAATCAAGAAAAGATTCCCAGAGAAGTTCGCTGGCGATAATAACTCAGAGACCAAAGACTCTGTTAAAAAACCATCAACGGTAGTAGCGCCTGCTACTCGTTCTACATCCCCAAAAAAGATTAGACTGACGCAGACACAATTAGCTTTGGCTAAAAAGTTCAAACTTTCTCCAGAGCAATATGCGCTGGAATTAACTAAATTGGAGTCCCAAAATGGCTGAAAATAGAATTCCCCGTGAAGTAGATACCCGTCAACAGGATGAGCGCCCTAAACAGTGGCAAGCTCCTGAATTGTTACCAGAACCAGACAAACAAGCTGGCTTTGCGTACAGATGGATTAGAGTTTCAATGATGAACTCAGCAGACCCACGCAATCTCAGTTCTAAACTTAGAGAAGGCTGGGAACCTGTAAGAGCAGAAGAGCAACCTAAATTTCAACTGTTAGTTGATCCCGATAGTCGTTTTAAAGACAATATTGAGATTGGCGGATTATTACTTTGCAAGACACCTCAAGAGCTTGTTGAGCAAAGGACAGAGTACTATGACAAGCAAACGCAATCTCAAACAGACGCTGTTGATAATAATCTTATGCGTCAAAACGATCCTAGAATGCCTCTCTTTAATGAGAGAAAGTCTACGACTAGTTTTGGCAAAGGTTAATTTTTTAATTTAAGGAGTTTTAAATATGGCTTATCCAACCATTGACAAACCCTATGGATTTGAAGCGATTAATCGTTATGATGGTATGCCTTATGCTGGTGCAACATTACAGTATAAAATAGGTAGTTCTTACAACACACCAATCTATAACGGTTCTTCAGTTAAAATCGTAGCGGGCGGCACAGTTGAATTATCTGGTGCAACAACTACTGGTACTATTATCGGTGTTGCAACAGGCTTTCAATATACAAATTCATCAGGTCAGACAGTTCAAGCTCAATACTACCCAGGTACTAGCGTTACTAATGCTATTGCTTATGTAGTGGTTGATGCTTCAGCTTCTTTCAAGGTGACAGTAACAACTTCAGGCGCTCCAACAGTAGTAACAGGTGCTAATGCAACTATCGTTGGTGCTAACGTAGCTGAAATCCAAAACGGTACAGGTTCTACAACAACAGGTAATGCACAATCATCTATTGTTAAACCTGCAGATACCGCTGGTGCTGCTACAACATTACCATGGAGAGTAGTTGCAGTTGTTCCAGATACAGCATATGTATTATCTGGCGTAACGCTTTATCCAGAAGTAATTGTAAAAGTCAACAACCCACAGCTCACTGCCCTTACAGGCGTGGCTTACACAGCTTAACTAGGAGAATAAAACATGGCTATTTCACGTGCACAGCTCCTTAAAGAGCTATTACCAGGACTTAATGCATTATTCGGTTTAGAATATGCAAGATATGGCGAAGAACATAAAGAAATCTACGAAACAGAGACTTCTGAACGTTCATTTGAAGAAGAAACAAAACTATCAGGTTTCTCAGCAGCACCAGTCAAAAACGAAGGTACATCCATCGCTTATGACAATGCTCAAGAAGCTTGGACAGCACGATACAATCATGAAACTATCGCTCTTGGCTTCAGCTTAACTGAAGAAGCTATTGAAGATAACTTATATGATTCTTTATCAGCTCGTTACACAAAGGCTTTAGCGAGAGCTATGTCTTACACGAAACAAGTGAAGGCTGCTGCAGTTATTAATAACGGCTTCAGTGCTTCATACGCTGGTGGTGACGGCAAAGCTTTATTTGCTACTGACCATCCGCTTGTTTCAGGTGGCGTAAATAGTAACACACCATCAACAGCAGCTGACTTGAACGAAACTTCATTGGAAAATGCAGTTATTCAAATCGCAGCTTGGACTGATGAGCGTGGTCTATTGATTGCTGCTAAACCTAAAAAACTTATCGTTCCACCAGCATTGCAATTCGTTGCAACTCGCTTATTGGAAACTGAGTTACGTGTTGGTACTGCTGACAATGATATCAATGCTATTAAGAACAATGGCTCTATCCCAGAAGGTTATACAATTAACCACTTCTTGACAGACGCTAATGGTTGGTACTTAACAACTGATGTTCCTAATGGTATGAAACACTTTGTTCGTACTCCATTAAGTAATTCAATGGACGGTGACTTTGATACAGGTAACGTACGTTATAAATCACGTGAACGTTACTCATTCGGATATTCAGATCCGTTAGGTATGTTCGGTTCACCAGGTGCTTAATTAAGCATTTGATGATGGAAAAGGCTCTCTTCGGAGGGCCTTTTTTATTTGCCTGCTAATATAAAAAAACTAGCGTTTACAGGCAAAAGTGTTGTAAAATAACCATATCCAGGCACATCCTGGTTTATTAGACTGTCCTGGCAGACGCATAAAAGACTAATGAACCTAACTTTTTATGAAGGAAAAACAATGTCAAGAACAACATTCTCAGGCCCAGTTAAATCAGGCACAAATAGATATACTCCATACAAAAACGTTGGTACAACAGTATTAACACAACAAACAGCATTTACATTTGATGCAACATTAGTTCAAAGCGTAACAGTTTATGTTCCAGCAGGATCTAAGCTTATTAACATTTTTGTTGATGTTATTACAGCATATGATTCAGCTACATCAGCTACTTTAACTATTGGTAAAACTGCAGCTGGCACTGAATATGCTTCTGGTGTTAATGCTAAAACAGCAGCTCGTACAACTCCTACATTTACAGCAGCACAGTTAACTAATATGCAATCAACACCAGTTGATGTTGCAGCAGCTAACAGCCAACAAGCTTCTTCAGCTCTTGTTGTTACAATAACATCAGTAGGCCAACCAACAGCTGGTACAGGTTTTGTTACATTCCAATACGCTCAATCTGATGATCGTGCAACATATAACACACAATAATTAATCTAGGGGGAGATTTCTCCCCTTTGTTTATAATTTAAGGAGATTAATTATGGGTATGCAATATGATGTAAAAGCTACGGCAATAGCCGCTGCTCAGACTGACTCTGCTGTATTCGCTGGACCTGCTCGTATTAAAGGTATGGTTATTGGTGTTCCTACAGCTGGAGGCACTTTAACTTTAAAAAACGGCTCAGCTGGCACTACAGTATTTTCAGTTGTAATTCCCGCAAATGCAGGTGGAGTATCTAATATCGTTATTCCTGGTGAAGGTATTCGCTGCGATAACGGCATTTATGCAACAACTCCAGCCAGCATGACAGTAACAGTATTCTACGGATAATATATGAGCGCAGAACGTGAAGTTATAGAACACGGTGTAGAAATTAAACATATACAGTCTGATGTGGATACTCTTATGGAAGATATGGAACATTTAAAAAAACGTCTTGATAGTATTGAAAAGACGTTAGAAGAAATTAAAGGCGGTTGGAAAGTATTTATTGCTATCGCTACCATTCTTTCTGGTATCATTAGCTGGATGGTAACTCACTGGTTAGGTAAATAATGCCAAGCAAATCTAAAGCTCAACATAAGCTTATGACAGCAGTTGCTTACAATCCTAAGTTTGCTAAAAAGGTTGGAATACCTCAATCAGTAGGTAAAGATTTTGCAGAAGCTGATAAAAGTAAAAAGTTTAAAAAAGGTGGTGTATCATTAGCAGTAGGACGTGGGGAAAAATTACCCGTATCTAAAGGTGCTGGATTAACTGCTAAAGGCCGTGCTAAGTATAACGCTGCTACAGGATCTAATTTAAAAGCCCCACAACCACAAGGTGGTGCTCGTAAAAGATCTTTTTGTGCAAGGATGTCTGGAATGCCTGGACCTATGAAAGATGAAAAAGGCAGACCTACTCGTAAAGCAGCTTCTTTAAAACGTTGGAAATGTAACTAAGGATGATTATGAAAAAGAAATCAACAAACCCAAGAATGGCTATGATGATGGGACGTGCAAAGAAACGACCAGCACTAGCTTTTAGACCAGAAGCACCTGTAATGCCAAGATCAGCAGCCCCAGTAATGCCAGCAGTTAATCCTATGGCAGCTATGGCCGCACCACAAGGCATGCCAGCTATGAAAAAAGGCGGGAAACTTAAAGCTGTAGACAAAAGTAAGAATCCTGGAATATCAAAATTACCAACGGAGGTTAGAAATAAAATGGGCTACATGAAAAAAGGCGGTATGGCTAAAGGATGTGCAACAAAATCAGATGCAAAAATGATTGCTAAAAAAGAAGTAAAAGGTCATGAATCATCAATGCATAAAATGAAAATGGGTGGTAAATGTATGGCTGCTGGTGGCAAAGCATCTCAATTAGCAAAAGCTAATGGCATAATCATGGCTATTATTGAAAAAATCAAGAAATTTGTTAAGGATATCACTCCTCCTTCTGATGATAAAAAAGTTAAGATTGAAGAAAAGCAAATGAAGGTTGAAGAAATGAAAGATCCTGAGTCTTATCGTAAAAATAAAGCTATGTATGATACAAGTACAGAAGTTAAAAAGTTTGATGACAATTACAAACGTGGTGGCAAAACTAAATGTATGGCTAAAGGTGGTTCAGCATCAGCTCGTGCAGACGGTTGTGCTATTCGTGGTAAAACTAAAGGAAAAATCTGCTAATGAGAGCCTCTCGTGGTATGGGCGATATAGCCCCAACTAAAATGCCTAAGGGCAAAAAGAAAGCCCGTAAAGATAATACAGACTTTACTCAATTTGCTAAAGGTGGCAAGGTCGGCCTCTATGCCAATATTCACGCTAAGAAGGCACGTATAGCTCAAGGTTCTGGTGAAAAGATGCGTAAGCCTGGTTCTAAAGGCGCACCTACAGCAAAACAATTCAAACAAGCTGCTAAAACAGCTAAAAAATAAAGGATTATATGATTAAGAAATTTGTGAAAAAGCTTATCAAGAAAATCAAAAATTTGCGTATTCTGCAAAAGTAATTAATCATGGCCGAAACTACAGGAACCAGTTTATTTAACCTAAACATGAATGACCTCATTGAAGAGGCATTTGAGCGTTGTGGTTTAGAATTAAGAACTGGTTATGATTTTAGAACAGCTAGACGAAGCCTTAATCTATTAACGATTGAGTGGGCTAATCGTGGTATTAACCTTTGGACTATTGAAGAAGGTCAAATTACTATGGCTACAGGGCAGCCTACTTATGCTCTTCCAGTAGATACTATTGATCTATTAAGTATGATTACTCGTACTGGTAACGGTGGTCCTAATCAACAAGACATTAACATTAATCGTATATCAGAAGATACATATTCTACGATTCCTAACAAACTAGCTAATGGTCGTCCTATCCAAGTATGGATTAATAGGCAGTCTGGTATGTCTAATGAAAGCACTGTATATTTATCTGCTTCTATCAGCGCTACAGCTACAACCATTACATTAAGCGATGTGTCTAATATTGCATCAGCTGGATTTATTAAGATTGATAATGAAACTATTTACTATCCAAATGTAGATAACGCTAATAACCAATTATTAAATTGTGCTCGTGGTCAAAACAATACAACTGCAGCAGTTCATGTAGCTACAGCAAGTCCATTTAACTATATTACAATACAAAACTTGCCAAGCGTTAATGTATGGCCAACTCCTAATTCCCCTGGTAATCAGTATGTATT